CTCGGCGCGCTGTTGCAGTTCCTGCTTTTTGAGCTCAACCAGTGGGTCGCCTTGCTCTCCGGACAACTGGTTTTGCATGTCCCGAACCTCTTGCATGAACAAAGCAATCTTCAACGCCACCATGCCCTCCTTTTGGATAGGAGAGACGATGCCGTCGGGGTCCGTGCCGTAGTTTTGGAACAGTTCTGCTTCCACTGCTTCCTCCGCTTTGAGTCTCACGTGGTCCAGGATATGCTTTTGCAGTGCCGTTGCCGACATGGGGTTGGCCTGGAGGATAGGAGACAGGCCCATCATCAGGTGACCGGCGATGTGCGCGTCATGCTGCTGTCCAGCAAAGGCTTTCAAGCGCATGTTGTTGAGCACGTCGCTGTTTTCACTGGCCGGGTCCTTGGGCATCTGAGTGTTTTGCGGCAACAAGATGCCGTCGATGTCCCGAACGTTCAAAGCAGAGTACACGCGGTAGTACGCTTCGTACATGTCGTGCATCTGAGGTGCGCTTTGGGCCATCTGCAACTGCGTTTGGGCCAAGGTAATGCGCTGGGCCGAGCTAAAGATGTTGGGGTCAGCAACAGGCAGCACCGCCACCATGTTGTTGAAGTCCTTCTTCTTGATTGAGCGCGCGCCACCCGGTACATCGTAGGGGTAGTTGTCCGGCATGTACTCGCCAAAGCCCTTGGCCAGCATCTTGAACTCAAGACCTTGGGCATAGTGCAGGCGTTTGTGGATTGCCGACATGACAATCGAGCCACGCTCGAGCAGTGCAAGGGTTGTCCCTACCTGCGCGTTCTGGTTGGCGTCGCCAACCTGCATATCTGCGGTGCTGGCCAGGCGTTTGCCCGCGTCAACCAAGAATCCAAGCAATGCAAACAAGGCTTGGCTGGGTTCTTTGTACGGCAAAGGCAACAAAGAGGCCTGAAGTTCCGCGCCACCAGCGTCAATGTCTCGCCATTCGCCTGGTTGGATAGGACTGTCGTTGTCCGCGATCCGCGCGCCCTTGGCCTTGAAGCCTGCGGGCAGATTTGAGAGCGTTCCCGCGTCCAGAAGCTGGCGCAGAGCACTGGTTGCGCCCTTGGACAGGCCACCAACCATGTGAACAAAGCCCATGCCGTACGCGCCAAGGCCTTCGACCAACACGTAATGCACGAAATAGTCCTTGCGCACCTTCAATTCGTCGTCTTCGCTCCAGTTTCTGCGCACGCCGACCACTTGCAGGCTGTCTTCAAGCATGGTGACGACGTATGGCAGGCGAATTTTTGTGGGTTCGCCGTCTTCGCCCTTGTCTTCAAAGCCAGGGATGTCCAAATCCACCTGCATTTCCAACAAAAACACTTCTTCGACGTCGTCTGTGGGCTGCACACCCGTAACTTTGTCCACGGCTTCTTGAATTTGCGTGGTGTCGGGCAGCATAGTCTGCGATTCAACGTCCACATCCAGGTATTCGCCGGCCACAATGCGCTTTCTGAACTCATTTGAGTCCATTGCAATGCGGTGCGTGATCCGTGGACACTGACTCATGACGCTTGAGCCGTTGTACGGGATGTAGACATCGTCGGCCAAGCACAATTTGGAGACCATGCGGCCCAATTGGCGGTCGTAATACACCTTCTTGAACGAGGAACCGCCGTATCCAGTGTAGAAAAGCAACTGATCAAACTCAGGCGTGTACTCTTCCATCACCGAAGTGATCTGGTAGTTCATGAAATCTTGCACGCGAGAGGCCTGTTGGGTCTTTTCTACCGTCTCACGGCCTATGACTTGCGTGCGAACAGGGCCGCCAGCCGGCATCAGTTCCTTAAAAGCCTGTGCTTGGAACTGCACGATGGCCTCGGTCAACATAGGATGGGTCGCGCCCGACGCGCCTCTGAATGGCTTGGTGCGTTCTTCGAGCTTTAAGCCCAGCAAGTCCATGCCCTTGGAGTACATCTGCTCCCAGTCAGAGCGTGAAGACTTGTCAGCCTCGAACATCGCGCCGACATCCATGGCGATCTGACTCAAGTCATCCTCATCAATGACCTCAGCCAAGTTGGCGTAGAAGTCAACTTCATCGGCGTCGTCTTCACTCATGTTGATAACAGCACTGCCGTCGTCTTCCAACACGATCTCGATGTCGGGCATCTCGTCCTCTTCAAGGATGATGTCCAACTGAGGGGCTTGATTTACTGCTTTGTCTATGGGCATGGGTTTTCTTTCTTATGGACGAGGACGTCCAGACAGGTCCATCTTATATTGTTCTAATTTGGGGGTCAGGTAGTTTTCACTTTCGGTGATCTTATCTGGTTTGATGTAATCCCTCAAGAACGACAACACCTCGTCTTCCGCGTTCTTAGGAGCAACGTTTCCTGTCTTGCCTCCATTGCCTTTGATCTGCTTCACAACGGTTTTCATAGGCCCTAAGTCGCGGCCTTCGGCTTTGGCAAGTGCAAGCTCCCTGACGGAGAGTTCCTTGCCAAGAGGGCCCGTATAAACCTTTTCCACTTGAACGGTAGTGAATGGCTTGCCTTTCGAGTCGCGCAAGGTGTAGACCTCTACCTCACCCTCTTGGAAGCGGCGATATTCCTTGGGACCGTAAGAGCCTCCCTTGGCGTAGCCACCAACAGAGTGACCAAGGTATGCGCCTTCAAGTGCCGTGGCTTCGCTGTCAATGATGCGGTGCCACGTGAACTTGCTCGTGCCATCAGCGCCTTCTTTTCCAAAGGTCATCAAAGGCTCGCTCAGGCCTTGCGACCACACTTTCTCTGGAATACGTTTACCGCTTCTGACGGCCTCGACCAGGTTCTGTGTGTTGAACATGTCCAAGTTGTACTTGGCAGAGTTATTCACCACGTCCTCAAAGCGCATCTTACTGATTTCCGATGGAGACTTTGTTGCCAAATAGCGGTTGATGTTCTCTGGGGTCAGTATGTCTTTTAGCGGGCTTCTGTATGAGAAGTTGATGTCGTAGATCGGCTCGCTTGTCTCAATCGCGCGCTTGATGTTTTCAGGGACGCCTGGTTTGACGTCTTCTGTTAATCCCAGCTCCTTATAGATGCGATCGATCATGTTCTGGTCCTTGGGCGGATTGGCATACATGGAGTAGAGCTCCTTGTATTCGCCAGGCACGTAACTCAAAAGCGCGTCTGGTGCATCCCCACGTGGGCCAGTCAAGGTCACCTTTGGATTGATTAAATTAGGGTTCAATCCACTTGCAATCAATTTGTCGGTCACGCCTTCTCTTGCCGCAAGCTCCAGTCGGGTGCCTTGGTCGCTCAAGGTAGAGGGATAGTCTGGGTTGAAGAGAGGGTCCTTGACGTTAAAGGCCACGCCCTCCAATCCGGTCATCTCGTCATAGCGACGTGTCATGTCTTCCAATGCCTGAGGGTACTTAGGATAGAACCTTGACTCGCCTGTTACAGGATCAACTCTGGTTTTGCCCGCGCGCGTTTGCTCAAGAGCGTAGTCAGGGATGGACCTTTGCAGACCTGGTGTGCGCAATTGTCCACTCATGATCTGCTTGAACACAGGGTCACTTGGTGTGCCGTACTGGCGAGTGAAATAGTTCTGCGCCTTGGAGCGCCAGAAGTTTTCAATGGCGTCGCCCATCTCGTTGGACAAGCCCTCAATACGTGGGTTGGCCCCCGCTTCAATCATCTTGTCAAACTTAGAGATGGGTGCAGTGGTTCGACTGCTTGCAGGCTCCCTGACGCCGGTGAACGTCGTACCGCCGCCTTCGGGGCGGACAGCGTACATGGGCTGTGGAGTGATGCCACGCAGTGGGCCTTCGTTGAACATGCCGCGCTCGACTTGACGGGCAGCTTCCTTGCCAAGAAATTTTGCTGTGGGTTTTGCTGCAAAGGAGCCCAGTCCTAATCCCAACGAAGCGCCCGCCTCAGTTAAAGGAGAGAAGCGGCTAGGGCCCATCAGCTTCGCGTCTTGCGCACGTTTGATCACGTCCTCTGAGCCACCTATAAAGTTGCCATCCTTTGTTTTTAAGGCATCGGACAAGCTGCCAAACATGGGCTCGCGTTGTGGTTGATCCGCAATCCTTGGGCTTCTTGGATTTGCCGGCTTATCCAACACTGAACGGAATTTAGGCCGAGTAAACACCTTGTCAAGCGTCACTGATTTAAGTGGGTCAATTAAATACTCGACGCCAAGGGACGCTAAGTCCGGTCCACCTTGTGAGATTTGCAAGGCCGCTATCTTGGCAAGTTGTTGGCGGGCGGTGGGAGAGGCCTTCAAGCGTGCATAGTCACTCTTCATATCCTTGACAAACTGCGCAGGCTCGGCTGAATAAGAGTCGCTCTCTTCTGGAGAAGACATAGCCATGCCTCCTCCGTCAAAGTGTTGAACCATTCCGCCTTTGGCCATGCCCGCTGGATTGGCGGGAGGAGGCAATGGGTCAAATCCACCTAGTTGTTTTTTAAGTTCAGGGCGTAAAAGCTCACCTTCGTACCTGTCGTATTCTTCTTTAGTGAGGAAACGGCGATTATCGGATTGACTGGTTCTGACAAAGTTTTCTAAATCCGGGTTGTCTCTAAGGTCCTTTAGGCCTGCTAAATGCAAGTCATTAACTGTTGACCAATTGCCGCTGTTCAGGAAGTCCTGCACAAAGGGCTGCGCGTCTTCTGCTATGTAGCCATTAACCTGGCCTTTAATCTGGTTGATGCTAGGGGGCCTCTTGCCCAAAACCATATCCGCCGCTTTTTGGAAACTGTCCATGGCACTAGGGGCAGGGGCTCCCGACAATAGTCTGTTTTCTGCAAAAGCATTTGGGTTTTCAAAATACATCTTCTTGCCCAAAGCGTAGATTTCTTGTAACGTTTCTTCGGGAATAGTTTCTCCCGAGGAAGATGCCACTCCCCCATAACGTATCTGATCCGGGAAGTCATTGCCCCGGGCCGTTGTCCCTAACGGGTGAGTACCCGGAACCTGCTCTATTGTTGTGTATCGTTTGCCCATATCGTCGGCCAACGAGTAAACCTTCACGTCCCCGCTCTTAATTGCTTCCCATCCGCCATATCCATATCCAGGAGTTCCCTTGTTACCGGATTGAGGTGTCCAGTCGGGGTGTCCGACAGGAGGTTCGTATCCGCGTACGGAGTGGCCCATGGCGTCGGACTCCGCAGCAAAGTAGCCAGGCTTGTCCAACTGCATCCACCTGAAGCCTTGCTCCGGGTATGCCTTATGAACGGGTACGCCCTCAAGAGACTGAATTTGGGCCTTCTTCATTTTGTCGGCCATATCCAGGTCATATTGATGCGTGAGACGCACCGCATCTTCCATGCTCAAGCCCCTAAGGCTGTCAGGGCTCAAACGACGCGTTGTCAGGTTTTCTTGTAGCACGTCAATAATGTGGTTAAAGCCCAAGTCCTCCAGCCCGCGTCCTGTATTCATGGCACTTACCTTGGCAGTCGGATTCTGCACTGCAAACTCTCCGCCAAATTCTTTAAGCACGTCATTTGGATTACTGAAGCCAAAGGGCACCATGTCTTGGTAAGGAGCCACCCTGATTGCGGCATCTGCCTTGTTCTCCCACGCCTGTCCCTGAGGTGTTGTAGAGATAGGGGCTTGCTGCTCAATAGGTAGACCAGCAACTTGACGGTTTATTTTTGCAGTTACCTCCGTAGTTGCCGCATTAGCCCTTGTGTCAGGGAAAGGCAATATGCCTTCTTTTTCCGCTTGTATGCGAACAGGGTCGCTGGGCGTGCCCATCTTGTTTTTAATGTAAGGCGTTAGCTTCTTGTCAATCCACTTGTTCAAGGATTTAGCATTAGCTGGGTTGTCTAAATTCTCTGCCTTGTAAAGTGGCCTAACAAAGGCCTCTGGAGAGAGAGCGCCTCTCATCCAATTGCCACCCTCTTCTTTGATGATGCTTGGCAGAAAAGAAGGAGCATCTTCAGAAAACAACGATCTCGCACTGGACGGGACTACGTTGTCCGCAGAGGACGCGCCTTTCTTTGCGCCCGACTTTAGTGCCCTAACCAGTCCACCCGCTTGAAAGGTTCTTGCCATTAAGGGGCCGGGCTTCTCCAGTGTCGGCTGGTCAAACATCACCGTATTAAAGGTGGGGCGCATGAAGCCCTTACCGGCTCTTTGTGCTGCTTGGGCCTTGAGCTTGTATGCCTTTTCCAAAGCATCGTATTGCGACCTGGCGGTAGCAATCTGTGTCAACTTTTCTTGTTCCGTGGGCGGCGCACCAAGTTCAGGAATGGCAGGCGACAAGTCGCCCATGGGCATGCTCATTTCCTTGGAACGCTTTGACTTGCCACCACCGCTCTTTGTCGATAACTGCTTGAGCATCAGCTTGGCAGTCTTCCTTTCAGGCACATCCGATTCGCTAGGATACATAGGCGCATACGCCGTGTCCGCCTCGTCGGCCAACAAAAACTGATTCATCGATTCGGTCTGCGATTCAATCGACGCTTCACCACCTTTGGCGTAGTACTCAATATCTTCTTCCACCTCGCCACCTTCAGAAAACATCTGGGGTACATACTCAGGAGGCTCTGACGACGCAAGACTGTCGATGTCTAACTCATCATCAGGTAAATATTGTCCGTCCATGGTTCGCCCTAACAAAAAGGTGGTGTCAGGTTATTTTATGCCCTAATAGTACTCGGGCACAAGGTCTGGCACCGCATCATCTTCCTTGTCGTCGGTGTGCAAAGAAATAAAGTTGCCAGAACGAAAACGCATGAGCGCCTGCGTCGTTGAGTCAACCATGTCGTCGTTGTCGCCGTTAGGGAACGCGGCGCACTCTTCAACCAGGGCTTCTGCCCACTCACGGTCCGGGGCCCATACCATGCCGGCCTCGAGTATCGGAGCCACGGAGTTGGCGCGGCTGATCTTGTCAGTGCCCGCTCGTCGGCCACCAGGCGTGTACATGGTGACAGGGATTCCCATCTTCCGAAGTTCCTGCTGCAAAGTAACACCCGTCGCCTTGGCCTCAATCAACACATTATCCGGTTGCCAGTGGTCATACTCGTCTTTTGCGATTCGCTTGAGTTCAGGAAAGTCCCACCGGCCACGCTTGACGTCAAGCAATATCAGGTTAGCGCCTGAGTCTTCAGATGGATGGAACACGCCCCAGGTCGTGATCACCGAATAGTCAGCCGTCTCCTTCTTGCTGTAGGCAGTGTCGTAAGACTGGATGATGTACTCCACGACTGGCGGCTCGTCCTTTTGCCAGACCTGCCACCA